TGATGATGTAGTATCTGATACAAAGTGAGTAATTGGATTTTTTATATTTTCAATTATGTATTCAATGGCTTCACTAGGAAAATCTAAGTCTTCTTTTAAAATTGTTCTAAGTGCTTTAATGGATGCCTCTGATTTAGGGTTTTTTAATGCAGTTCCAGCTTCAACCCACCATAACCTTATAATCTCTTTAAGAAAATCTTTCATATATTTGCCTATTTATTCATTTCAACCGAACTCATCTCTGAATACCGATTACCAGCCTCTACTTTCGTTGGAAAGCCATTTACTTCTATAAGTATCTTTAATTCTTTTAATACCCCAATTTCAGTAGGGTGTATATCCAATAAATATGAATCATATGTATATAAAACCATTTTAGACTTCATATCTTTCATAAACTCCATTAATTTTAAAAGTATAACCATATTTAATTCGGTTTCCGTTGATTGTAAAACATAATTAAATAGTTTATTAGCGTTCATATCGTTTAGGTTCGTTCTAACAAGCTTTCTACCCATTGGAGTAATAATGTAACCATTACGTGTGAACTCAACCCACATCTTATCTATTTTGTGTGATACTTTCTTAAACAACGGTATATGTAAGTACTCACTTTGAACACCACCATATAATTGACGAAACGTTATTGGTTTTGATTCCGAATAAGATACCCCATACATATCTGCTAGGGTTTGGTGTCCACTCACATCCAACGGAATCGGTTCTCCTACCATCTTACCAATAATACGAGGATGATATGCATCATAATCAAATTGGATTAATTTACCCCCATCGAATCTACTCACAAATCTATCTCTACTACCATCTTCTTTGTTAAGTGCAGCATAGTTGATACCCCCAAAGTTGTTTGAAGGGCGGGAAGTTAACGTAAACGGATGATATTGAGTCCACTCCATCCCACTCTCTGTCCATATCCCACTTTTTTCTACTTTGGATAACGGCTCTATGTAGAAATTGTCAAATTTCTTCACACTTTTTTCGATTCCCCCACCTACATCGTAATACTGTAGGAATTCATCTCTTGTTTGTCTGATAGATTCTATATGTTTAGTGATAGGTATTAAATTATTTACCCATTTCATATTATGAAACTTTCTCTGATAAAATGTATGTGCTGATGTTGGGTATTCTTTTAGGGTTTTGTTATCTTGTAGGTATTTGTACAACCCCGCTTCAACCGTTTGTGGGAGTTCTATCATATTTAGGAAGGATTTCTTCCCAAATACATTTGCCTCCTTTATATCGAATGTTATATCACTTAGGGATGATGTATGGTAATCACTATTACCAATGTTGATAACAACCTCTCGCTTTTCCTCTATATCGTAGATGTAGAGTAATGATAGTTTATTTTGCGCAGGGTGAAGATGTACATCCGACCATATTGGGTGCATATACACTTTATTCATTACTATTGAACCTTCACTTTGGAAATCAATCATTTAATTTCAATCTAACTTTTTTAATTTTTATTCTATTAACTCATCTATGTTAATATTGTAATTCTCTAATAACTCACCCAATGCTTCTCTATATGTTTCTAAGTTAAAATCAGTTTCATCATGTTTCCATTTTCTCCAAAAGTTATGTTGTAAGTCCCATATAAATCCTGCCATATCTGATGATTTCATAGCTTTTTTCATTGCCATTTCATCTTCTCTTTCGTCTAAATTGTATTCTAATATTCCTTTCATAACATTATAATTACTTCCCATTTTAACCACCCTACTATAAACTCATATTTTCCGTTAAGAAACTTATCATGTGTTATCTTTATAAAGGGAAGGAGGTATATTTGCCCCCATATTTCACTTATTTCTATTTCTATTTTTCTCATCTTATATGTATTTTACAATTGTTTGTATTGCCATCCATATTTACGAGTCCATACTCTTTGTATATTGCCACTCTCTAAATTTTCAAGCAACCATTTATCCTTATCTGTTATGGTAGGTTCTTTTCCATTTACTTTACAATATTTAGCATAGAACTCTAATAGTGAAATCTCAATCATCTTATGTGTATTTTACAATTGTTGTATATCCTATTTTAAATTCACCATCTGTATCGATAAGGTATTCACCAATAGGAAGTGTATCAATATAATAATACTTACCACCGGTCGTTTTACCTTTAATATCAATATGATGTTGTTGAGTATGCCCAACAATTTGAATGTAATTTTTCTTTAATTCTGTATTCTTATTAACTCTTTGTAATGAATGAGGTCGAATCCAAATTGGTGATTGCCAATCATCATCTCCATGTCCATTTGGGCTTTTGCCTGTATTATTTCTATCATAACAACCATTGAATGTAAATTCATTTGGCTTGTGGTGAAACAGTTCATTTAGATAATTAGATATCATTGATTCATCTACATTATCTTGCTTATAGAAACCTACATCTTTTAAGAATTGAGAACTAACCCCAGCATGAGTACATAATCTATTATCGATTAGTACTGACATTTGAAAGCACTTTTCATTTTCTCTAAAGAATTGTTCATATTGAAATGACATAGTTGATTGAAAGCCTGATGTACTACCTCGTTCTTTAATCCCTGGCCAATAGTGAATATCGTGATTTCCGATTAAGAGATATACTTTTTTAGTAGTATCTAATTCTCTCTTCTTTTTGAACTCTACTATCTTCTTAATGTTATCTAATTGGATTACAGATGTAATATCAAATGAATCGAAATAATCTCCAATGAAAACAATGTTATCAGCATCTTTGTGTTTGGCAACAATATCTCTCCATACATCTCTACCATGTATATCTCCTATGTATATTGTTTCACTCATCTTTGTGTTGTCATAACTTATACTGTTAATAATAAAATTAATATTAATACTCCGATGCCAATCATTGCAATGAATACAAATTTGGCTGAATCTTCTTGGTTATTCATTTTCATCTTTATTTTTGTAAATATACGAAATTATTTTGACAATTCCAAAAGTAATTCCTGCAATTCTTCGTACTTATCTGCTTCTACTTCTAATTGATACCAATTCATATTGTAAAATGTGTTAATTTTTCGTTTAATCGTTTCATATGTTTACATGGGGTATAACTACGGAACTCCCTAGCAGGACATTCACAATCGGTTATTTTAAAATCTGTAACTGTTACAGTATAATAGGATAACTTTCCAGTCTTTTTATTCCTACTACCCATTTCCCTATACGTCCACTTTTCCATCCTTAGTTTTATTTAATCCGTTAAAATTACATTTCATACCCAAACCGTTGTAGGCAATATTGCTATTTATCTTTTTTCTTAAATGGATTACCACAACCGCAACTCCAAACATTGTCTCCAGGAGCAGGTTTATCGCAGTCGCAATACTGTTCGCTTTGCTCTACAACATCAGGTAAAGATAATAACTCAATTTCGTGGTTTATTAAAGCCATTGGGTCAAGTGCTTTTATCTTTGCTTCCAATTTTAATCTTTGCTTCAAAAGCTTTACTACTTCTGAGTTATTTGTTATTTTACTGTAGTCTATATTCATAATATTTCGTTTTTTCTCTAAACCTAATCTTTTAATCATATCTTCTGCTGTAATTATATCTTTCATAATTTCTGTTATTTAATCCTAAACTATTCTTACACTAACCGTTAGCTACAATAGCTCAACCTCTTTTTTTACTTCTTTCCAATATTTATGATTCAGTCTATCGCTATCATAAATATTTGGGTTGTCACTTAATATTTCGTCTACACAAATAATAGCAAATATTTTACCTTGTTCTCTTTGCTCTTTTAGTTCTTTATCTGTCATATCAAATACAGATTTAGTAATGAATTTATTTGCTAATTTGCTTGCTTTATCTTTTGGTCTCATCCAAGCCATAATTTTCTATAATTTACTAATAATTCAAAATCGCTCACGATTACCAAATATCTTCAAAATCTTCTCCTTCACCCGCCTTACTATAGTCTGTCGAGCGAATAGCAAAAAAATCAGTATGGGTATGACCACCAGTGAGATGGTAAAACCAATCCAATTTCTTAGCACTTTCTTCATCAAAAGAAAAATAACTACCAAGATCTGTGTAACCAATTTCATATAGCTTTTCATTTGTTCTTTTCTTTATAAAGTTTTTTAAATCTACAGAAGACATTCCCTCAATGTCACCCATCTCGAACATCTTATCAATGTAGTTTAGTTCTAACTCAACCATAGCCTCAGCAGCTTCTATGATATCACTCTTGACTAAAGCTCTTAGATGAACATCCTCATCACACATCTGGTTAAACAATCGGCAACCCATCTTACTATGCAGCGACTCATCACGCACTGACCATTTCATTTGTTGCCCAATTCCCTTAAGTAGATTGCGTAGTTGAAAACTATAAAGAACACCAAAAGCACTATATAAACTAACACCTTCAGCAAAAGCTGAAAAGATAGCAAGTGATGTAGCGATACCAGTACGGCTAGTTCCATCGTAAGCCATAAGGTTATTAAACCTATCAGCCGTAGCAGGCTCATGTAGGAACGCTTCATAGTCTTCTAGTTTTAATGTTTCATTTAAGTAGCTGTATGCTACAGCGTGTACCGTTTCTTGGGAGCCGAACATCATAGCCATCTGCTGTATCTCATGCTTTGGAAACCAATGAGTTACCTTGTTAGTCCAGTAGTCTGACACAGCGCATTCAGTCTGAGCAAACCCCAATAGTATGTTACCTACTAAATGCTTTTCTTTCTCCGTAAGGTTTTCGTTCCAATCTTTAACATCTCCTGACATACTAATCTCTGTATGTAGCCAGAATGCTTGCGCTTGTTTTAACCAACCCTCGGTATAATACTCAGGGTATTCAAATGGTTTATACGCAATTCTTTTATCAAATAATCCCATAGTCTTTTTGTTTATCTATTAATTCTTTTAGAAGTATTTTACCTCTGTTGTTAAAGCTCCATTTACACCACTTGTCAAGTTGACGCTCGGCATATTTTTTACGAGCTACTGATTTTTGTGCTCGAGTATCAACTCGATTGTTCTGTCGCATTCCTTTTGATTTTGCGGTTTATAAAGTATTGTATCAGGGTATGTGTTTGCTATTAAATTCTTAAACAACTTATATCTCATCGGAAAGGATTCATTGGCCCTACCCTTTGTTTCTATTATAAAGTTCTCACCTTCAAAGTCTGGGGTATATTTTATACCGAGTATCTTTTTATTACCTCTGTTCTTATAATCACCCTTGCTATTTGCTTGTCGCTCATAACAGTCTTGATTAAAACTAAACGAAGGTAGTAATTCAAATGATCTTAACTCGTAAGTAAACTTTATCTTAGCCTTCCTAAGAGCTATGTACATATACTTCTCTAATCCAGAGGCAAAGGTAATGCCATCATGTGTTACCTTCTTCGCTCTTACTGGGCCTTTCTTTCTTTTAAATTTAGCTCTCATTATTTCTTCTTTTGTATTCTTCCCATAAAAAGAATACTGATGTGATTGCAATCAACACCGCCATTCCCATTATACCGCTTATTAATATTCTCATTATTTATTTTTTTATAGTAATTATAATTCCATAGGCTCTAATATAGGAGTCTTCCCATTATTAAGAACAACCGCACACGATATAAAAGGTTTAGGAAAGTTTTTACCGTAAGCCATAGCGTATGAATCTTTGTTTATACCGCACCCCACCTGCATTCCAAATATTTTAAACCTAGATCCAACCACCCACTCAATGTATCCTTGCGTATGTAAGTGTCCTTGGACTACGCTATGCAACTCTTTCTTCATTTTAGTTCTAGCTGTTCCACCTTCACCATGTATGTATAACACATTGTCTATCGTTATCTCCTCTACGAAATTCCAATCAGGAGCATTCAATACTTCATTATAACTTCGTATCCATTTCTTTGGAATGCCTCCGCTAAATGCTTTCCTACTTATTATTCTATCGTGATTTCCTATTAGAACATCTGCTACTGGGAACGCTTTAATCCACTTACCCAGCCTTTTAATAGCATAGTCAAGTTCATCTCCACCACCCATTCCATCGGGGTCTGTTTCGTGAAAACTTGAATAGTGATTATCGATAACGTCTCCAATAAACACCACCCTATTGCAATTGTACTTACCATAAATCTCCTTGCAGTGCTTAAGGTATCCTTCTAGGCAAAATGGTTCGTGTAGATCTCCTATAACAAGAACCCTATCCCCTTTACCATTAAGCCCCTCGATTAAATTATTTAAACCCTTAGTTAACCTAGGTCTGTACTGCTTATTTTTTTGAGTATTTTTCATAATAGTATTTATAATATTCACTTATTTTTCTCCATATTTCGTTCTTACCATAAGAATCGGGAGACTTATTTTTTTTACCAGCTATATTTATTTGAATGAACCATTTTCCTGAGTGTTTTAATACAGGGTAAATATAAATATTATTATTTAAACACCACCTACTTGCCTTTTGCTCTAAGCTAGTAGGTAAATAAGTACCCATAACCCATTGATTCTTCATATTTCCCAAGGCATAACCTCGTTAGATATTTCGTCAGTAATAAGAGGAATAAACCGACCAGATTGAGGATCCCAATTAAAGTTAGCCTCAGCCCCATTCTCCCCTAAGTTTTGAAACTTAACCTTAAGAACCTTAGCCTTAACTGTCTTGGCCTCATAATCCCTATGAACTAATATACCGTGATAGCTTGCATCATACCATTCACCACCGCCCTTAATGCTATACATCGTTGGTTCCTCTAGCTTACCATCTTTATCTCTGTACATCTTAGTGGGGTGAGCAACAATAAACACAAGTACATCGTACTTCTTAGCAAAGATTTCTATCTTACTAAGGTATTCCATAGTGTATCTATTGACATCCTCGGTATTGTTTTCTGTGTCCCTTACCTTGTTGAATGGGTCAATGACTAAGCACTTGATACCCTTACGCTTAACTAACTCAGCCCCTTTCTTAAGGATAGACTCTAGAGTATAACGCTCCATATCTATATGGAAGTAATTGCTATCGCAATGCTCTGCTATTTCATTCCACTTGTCCGTACCTATATCACTCTTGGTAGGCATCTTCCTCCAGGTCTTACGCATTAACTTATGTGCGTGTAGATATGTTGGTGCATTCTCTGGAGAGGCAAAGGCAGTCTTCCATCCGTAATTCTCGTTGTAACCAACAACCATTTGGTCTACGAAATCTGACTTACCTGAGCTGGGTATGCCCGTAACCGTTATAAACTGGCTTGTATACGTGGAGAATATATTGTCAAAATTATCAAGGCCAATCTGAAACCCTTTTTTGAATCCATTTCTAACAAAGTCTGTGATATCATCCTCAATATCTTTAAATGTAACTACATTTTCTAAGGGTACTGGGCTTGATTTAGATATTCTTTCTGATAGTTTATCCTTACCATACTTGGTTAGATATTCATTAGCATCCTTGCAGTCATCAAATGTAGCAAGATAGCAGGTCTCTGCACCTAACCTTCGTATCAATTCCTTCTGAAGAGCTTCACCAGCAGAGTCAGAGTCTACCGCTAATATAATTTTATCTTTATCCTCAAGATAATCAATACAATTATCAAGATAGTCTAGGTTGTTTGTGTTGAGTGTTGCCCCGTTAGGCACTGATATAACATTCTTTACACCAGCCTCATGAAGCGCAAGCACATCCATTTCACCCTCGACAATAACGCAGTAATCATAACCAACTACGCTATTAATGTTGTAGAAAACTTTCTCAGCCCCCTTGTAAAGCTTAAAGTTCTTCCTCCCATCACGATACTTTATATTAACAATGTCCTCACCCATAAAATAGTTGAACTTGATAACGTTCTCTACCTTATTAGTCTGAGGCATATACTCTGGCCCTTCGGTAATCTTTAAATCTATAAGAGTCTGAGCTGAAATACTCCTACCTTTAAACCATTGCTCAACCTTAGTACCTACGTTTTGAATTGGTGTAGGTTCGGGTTTGCTATAAATCTTATTGCTGTTATCCTTACGTTGGTATGTGTGGAGTTGAAAGCTGGTGTTGCAATTATGACAAGTCCCTAAGCCTCTCAGCCAATCGTATGAGGCACAATTAGTCTTCTTGTTCTTCTCCTTCCTATCGGAAGAGCACAAGGGACAAGTCCCCTGCGTCTTACCTTCTTCTAAGGAATAGATATTAAATTCTTCAATTTGGAAGCCATTGACTTCCGCTGTCTCTATTTGCATAGGTATGTATTTTTAATTTAATTAAAACGGTAGATCATCGACAGGAGCCTTTGCTGCTACGGACGTTGTTCTAGCTGGATTACTGTCTTCTCTAGGTGCTGCTGGGACGTTAGTACCATTTGTCCAAGCAACCTTTACATTGCCTAAATAAACCTTACTAGCTTTAGCGTCTCGCTCATCTTTAGATTGCTCTACTATAATCGGCCCTTGATTACCATAGTTATCTAATTCATCGTTCAATGTAATAACGATAGGTAGATACGAACCTTTCTTTCCCTTATAAATCTTATCTTTAGGGATGTCACTTAAATTAATTTTTGCCTTAATAATACTCGCCATAATGTAATTGTTTTTTGTGTACTACAATGTACTGTTAATAAAAAATTGTTTTGGGTCAAACCCTGATGTCTTAAAAAATAATCTATACTGCTCAACAGCTTTCTCAACCTTCTGTGCTCCACGAGCATAAAAATCAGGTGAGCAATCAAATAAACCTACTTGATTTGTGTTCTTATCCACTACTATAAACATAAAATCATAACCAAATAGCTTATTGTAAATGTAAGCTTGGCTATCGTAATTATACTTAGTCGCAGAATACTTGAATCGCTCTATATCTGAGGTGGTTTTAAGGTCTACGATAAGCTTCTTCTCGTGATTAACTATATCAGCCTTACCCTTCCATAACTCCCCGTTAATCTCCATGATATTAGGAACTTCATACTCTACATCGAACCCTCTTATCAAGTCCTCGCATGTGTTGTTTGACATCACCGTATCTATAGTAACCTTTATTTTATCCACCTCACTCTGAAGCAAGCAAGGCACTCCTTCTGTTGCCTCCTTGTATACCTTAGTGTTCCTATTACTAGCCTCTACAATCCTGTACTTATCAAGCTTCTCAGGCTCTAGAATAGCAGTATGGAAATAACCGCCAACCAAGAACGCTGGTATCACAGCTTGAGGTTCAAGCAAAGATAAAGGATTTGTTAGTAGCTTTGATATGTCTGAGTTGCTAAGGAATTGCTTACCAAAATCTCCGTAGTAATCCTCGTCATTTCTAAGACGTTCTATTGACTCTTTATTATACTTCATATTACAGTGTATTAAGATCTTGTTCTATTTCTTTTGAAAGATTGTATTTAGATTTTATAGCTGTCAGTTTACCACCAGACTTTATATAATCAACAGCCTTATGGTATGCAGGCTCAGTCCTTGATGCCAATGTAGGCTTCGTTACTTTATTTAAAGAGAAAGAGTACCTTACGTTCTGATTATTATCTGTGGCTATGAGACTTGTTAATTTATTATCCACAAACTCAGAAAGCCAAATCCACTCTTTTAGCTTTAAATCCCAAGTTTGTTTAGCTCGACCACCTTCAACCTTAAACTCATTGCTATTTAGCTTTATCTGTATCACAGGATAATCGTATAACTCTCTACCTATCCCTAGATTAAAGCAAGCCCGCTTAAAGCTATCAGAAGCTAATCCTTTTTGCGCCTCAGCACTACTCTCAGTTCCAGTATCCTCCTTCTGAATCCATTGCTTTTTATCATCACACCAAATAGAAACTATACAGTTATGATTATCTCTAGTATGTAGCCTTTGCCACCCAGTAACGCCATAAACATCATCTAGCCTTTGCATATCTGCCCTTGCATCTTTATATGCTAATACAGTAGCATACCCACCCTTATTTATACTCTGGACTCTAAAGTCTATTTCATCAATAGCCAAAGGGGTGTTAATCTTAATTTCTTCATTTTTCATGATATATATAATTTAATAGTTTTATAAATAATCAATCACTTGTGAGTGATCTACATTGTCGATGAGGGATTGTACTGCTTTCTTTTTTAACTCAGAAACCCTTACATGATTGCTAGTACCGACAAAACCTAGCTCCCTAGCTATCTCTTTTCCCGAATGCTTCTCGCAGTCAAGTCCATAAGACAACCTTAATACTTCATACTCATTGTCCTTCAAATGCTTCTTCATCAACCCGTTAAGGTATGCGTTAAGAAGGGCTATGTTATAAGGAGCACCGCTATCCATAACATCACTATATAATGTTTCTCCATTCTCATCTACACTTGTATTGTCAATACTTAGAAATATAGAATTAAAAAACATCTCTACCGCCTTCTTATCGTTAGGACTATTCCTCATTTGATTTCTTTTATATTCGGGAATACGCATATTGCTTCTGTTAATATCTATACGTCTCCTGATTGCACCCTTAACCCTCTTGGATAAGAAAGACTTTAAGGTCTTCTCAATATCCTCAGACTCAGATAGCCTATCTCTATCAATCTTATCAACCGCCCTTATTAGTCCTTCAGAACCAATCTGTATGAGGTCATTGATAGTTAGTATGCCAATAGACTGCTCAGAGGAAGGAAACTTACGAGCCAAGTTCTCTACCAACGGAAGGAACTTAACTATCAACTCGTCTCTGCTTAAATCCATGAAGCTGTTACTGCTTGGCATAGACTCCTTCAGATCTTCCTTGTATCTGATGTATGTTTCTAGGTTATACTTTTTCATACCGTAAAATTATAAAAGCGAAAGATAGTTATTTTTTTTGTTTTAAACTATTGTTTAACAATTTCTTTTCCGATTTCATTAGTTCACTCATATTCCTAAATAACGTCCTAGTGCTGCATTTTAATTTATCAGATAAGTTTTTTGTTGAGATTTTAATACCCTCATCATTAATTTCCAGCATGCATTGGTATACCGCTTCATCATCAATAATAGAGTGCCTACCCATTAATCTACCAACCAAACTTAATTTCTGCTCCTTTGTAAGTCCACAAAAGGGTTTGAATATAACCTTACGCAGCCTATTATTAGGTGGCATATTGTAGTCATAATCCATAACCTCAGATAGAAGTTTATCTAGATTCATATTATTGATATTGAAAATAGTAAATCCATTATCCTTATCAGATATAAACTTTGATAAACTTCTAAACGTGCCGATATCCAATTCCGAGTTCAGATATCTTAGTATAATCAAATGCCATTTAAGTGACTTGTGGCTATTAATCTTATACTCAGTTCTAAATAACTCATAGCATTGATATGTTCCAAATTCGTAATAACTACCCCACTCATATGTTTCTGAAGGAACATCTGTAACGGGTAGCCTTCGGTATATTATCCTTCGGTCATTCAAGTACTTAATATTTCTTTCTTTTTCCATATTTTAATTTTGTGCCAATAGCCTATTACTCTTTTACTCTTATGGCTAGTGTCACATTTTTAACCAATGCAGCCTTCTATTATATTTTTTAAATAAAAATATCTTATGACTGTCTAGCTTGCCTCTTAGAGCCTCATTGAGTATCCCGTACTTTAAGTCGTAAACTTCTCTGTTCATATATCGGATATGCATCCTAACTCTTTTACATTTCATTTAGTCTTTTTTTAAGTTCATCAATAGTCTTACTTATCTCAGCCGCAGCCTCGTAATTCTCGTCCTTTAATATCTTCGATAGTATAGCATAAAGGTTCTGTAGTCTAATGTATAGACCCTCCTTCTTGGATATGTCTTCCACTAGAGAATCGTCCATATCTTCCATCTCTATCATTTCATTGTAACTCTTATCGTTATGTTTATCAACCTTATCAAAGAACTCTTTATCCAATTCCTTTTGCTTCTTAACTAATGCCTCGATAATCATATCGACCAACGTCTCCATCTCTTTTTTAGTCATGTTTTTTATTTTTTTAAGACTGCTACCTTATGGTGATTTTTATTTAAAAATCTATTTATTCTCTCTGTTATAACTTCGCCTCTGCTTAGAAATGTAATCGTGCCATTCTTCCAATCTATATCTACGATATCCTTACATGAAGGAGCATTCATATGCCCATTTAAAATCGCATCAGATATAATATCTCTATCTGCCCTAACCATCTTATCAAACTCGTAGAATTTGTCTATCTTATTAGATCCGAACACTACACTAGAGTGATCTCTACCTATGTATTTGCCTATAGCTAATGTAGTTGAATGCGTATATGACCTGCATATATTGCAAAACATATGCCTAGCAGCCACTAAGTCTTGCCGCCTATTAACCGTTAGTACATCTTCTTTTGTAACCCCATAGTAATCACACACTACTTGCATTATGTTTTCGAAATTTAGTAATTTATTACTCATTTTATTTGATTTTAATTGTTAAACACTATCTTATCTACACTCTTTATAAGCTTAATCTGCTCGTTAATCTGATTAATCTTCTTATCGTTCTCCTTCCATATCAGTAGTTCTCCATTACGACTATCGTTGCAGTAATCCCACTTGATTTTTTCTAATGCATTTAGCAATATTTCTCTATCAATTTCCATAGATTTTATTATATAAAATTAAACATTAACCCTAATTGTTCCTTAACTTCTAGCTTCCTACTAGCACTGATAGGTATAGATATACCATCGGTATCTAGCAGCAGATAGCCACCTAAATCCCTATGCAAAGCTATAACTCTATCGGCATTGACCACAAACGACCTATGCGTCTTAATGAAATTACCTCCATTCAACTTGCCCTCTACATAGTTTAAGTTCCTGGATATCATAACCCTTTCATTCGTGCATTGCACAACTGAGTAACTACCATCTGCTTGTACAAATAGTATATCATCGCTATCGATAATTTTTCTACCGTACATAGTCGGCAGACCTATCTTATTCTTCTTCATAGTTTTTTTACTTTGTAGAACACTGCCTCGTTTTTATCCCCATCACTTATGTCATGCCCCGAAACACTATAATCATTTCCGATTACTTTCTTTAGGTCGAATAGATTTATAGGTAGCCAATATCCAAATCTTAAAGTTATATCGTTATTCTTACTCATAGACACACTTAGTTGACTATACTTTGACACGCTATTGGCTGACCACCAATTTTCTATCCTCTCTACTACATTGATCTTATTCATAATTTCTAAATTTATTTGTTTATTAAATTATAACATAGTCTGAAGAAACATTTCAAAACGTTTCTTAGACGGGTGTTAGCATTAATTAAAGAAACAGTCTGTAAATATCGTTCTTACTTATATTTGGGCTACTTTGGTGTTTTTTAAAGTTTTGCCAATCGTGATTTAAAATAGTATTTTTAACGTATTCTAAATTGGATTTATCAAAAACAACAACCTTATATTCATCTCCATATCTTTTACCATTTTCAAATATTTCTTTACCAACACTTCCACGTTTACAAAACATAAAATCAGCATTTGTGTTTTCAAAATTATCTCTATTGGTTCTATGTAAACTAAATAAATCACTTTTTAAATTAGGTTTTTTATTCAACTTACCACCTTCTGGTCTATGATATAAATTAAAACAACAATGTACATAAATTCCACTATATTCCATTATGCCTAAATCAATGCTTTTTACTAAATCAAATTCATAAAGGCTATTCACGTTGTTTAATTGGCTTATAGGTAATATAAAACCAATCATATCACACATTTTAATTGAGTGTTTAAAAAACTTTAATGCTAAATTATTTCTATTTCCAAACGGTGGGTTTCCAATTATTGCTCTACCATATTTATAAGGTAAATCTAATTGTAAAAAATCTTGCTTAATTATGCTTTCGTGTTCGGGTTCAATGTCGTAAGCTATACAATCATCTAACTTTAAACTAAAAGCACCATTTCCAGCACTTGGTTCAATTAGTTCTGTAACTTCTTCAAACATTATCCAAAACTCATTTATACACCTATCAACAATATGTTCGGGTGTGTAAAATTTATCTAAATTTATTTTATTACTCACATCTTTTTATTTTATTAAATTATTATTAAATCCCAAGAATAAATAGGTGTATGTTCTCCTATGTAAGAATTTCTTATATTGAAATTAAAAAATTCAATCGCTTCTAATTCGTTCATCTCCTCTTCTGTTTGGAGTATGTGTAAGCATAAATGAATTGAGTATATTATTCTCATTTGTTTATCATCAACACCAATTATAGCTTTGTCAAATCCTTCTAATTTTACATACTCTTCGCCTTCACAGTGTATTTCTATGCTCTTAATTAAATCACTCATAATGGATGTTGTTACTTCTGTATAATTAATTTCAATACTCTTATCAATCTTTTTTATCATTCTTATAAAATACTTTGGGTTCTTCGTGGTTCTTGCAATTTCAATTTTTGCAACTGATTTTTTATGATGATGAAAATATATGTCAAAATAATCATCATTAATGTAACCTGATATTGAACAGTAAACATTCCAATTAGAATTATCGTTAACATATACGTTAACGTCTTTTGGCAGTTTCTTTATCGTTTCATCTAATATTTCTTGTAATCCTTTCATAATTCATTTTTCATATCATCCACCCATAGTGGTGTCTTCTCCCCTACATATGCATTGAAGGTGTTGTACTCAGCACATTCTATTGCGTCCTCTTCACTCATATCTTTCATAAGTATTTCTATCACTTTGCTTCTAGAGTATACCACCTTCCACATATTAGGCTCAAAGCCTATTATCGCTTCGTTAAATCCATCAGCGAATAGTATGTCATCGCTAGATCCATAAACATCTACTATTACTTCATACATAGCCTATTCGTTTAAGTAAGCTATGTTGAAGGAGGTAGAGTATAAGCTATTCCACTCGCAAGACTCAAGGAATGTCATAGCCAAAGTGTTAACCATTTCACTTCCGCTGCTCTCATTGAACACCTCCTCATAAACCAATGCGTGAAACTGATTTGCATTTTCGCATTTTAATATTAAATGTCTATCCATATTGCATATGACATTTTTGTATAGCATATAATTTTCGTATGTATCGAATCCTTTATTCATGATAGTATTGTTTTGTATTCATTGACTTGTGCAGTTAAAATTATTAGTTTTAAGTACCTATCTATAATTGCCTCTAACTCATCACCTTTCAATGGGAAATCAGTGTTGCAGCATTCCAATATAAATTCCTTAAATTCTCTCGTTACTTCTTCTGTATCCTTCATATCTATTTTATTTAATTCACAAATATAATTAAAATGTTAGTAATTCGTTAACAATGATTAGTTTTTCTTGCCGACCAAAACTACCCATCCTAGTATCACCAGTGTATCTAAGCCTATTCTCGGCTACCAAATTAGTTATAGACCTTCTTACACTTGTGAGGGGAATAGTACCGTTAAACACTAGCTTAAGTAGCTGAGATGCTCCGTATTCGATTGCTTTCTGACCCGATAAAAACTCCATTATCTTTTCGTTTTGGGTTTTCGCTTTCGTTTCAAATGCTTCTAATTGCTTACCACTCTCGTTAGTGGTGTTGTAATAATTTTCCATTTTAATTTAATTTAAGTTGTTTAATAAATTCTACTACTGCTTTGTATGTGTTGTCTCTATCGCAATCTAATAAGGCGTGTGTAATGTCCCCTACTTCGTTTTCATCTGCTCCGTTATGATAGCACGAGTCAACTACGGGCATCAGCCAATCCCACGAGGTATGGTATTCCATTGAATTAATAGGCACTACCTCATTACCTTGAGGAGTCATTTGTATCATTACTGAATTATCGTTAGGCACACCATATTCCATACCCATAAATTCTGCTATTAGCTTGTTATCGTTTTTCATTTTAATTTAATTTTAATTTGTTTGTATACAATTTCTTTTCCTTTAAATTCCCTATCTTCAATAGGTGTTATGTTGCTAGTGCTATTAAAGTCTATCACACTTTTGTATGGGTATGATTCGTAAACATACACACTACTCTTATTATTATTTTCGTAGAATATGTCAACTGCTATAGTTGAATCCTTTACGCTTGAGGGTAGTTCTATATAGCTACTGCTAAATAGGTAGTGTCCATCGTTCATTGTAATTGATGCGTCCACGAATGATACCTTCCAAACTATAGCATTCTTACCTTTCTTGCAGCCACACAGTATTGCCGCTGCAATGATTAATATTAATTGCGCTCTCATTAATCTAGTCTTAAAAAGTAGGTTGTTAAATCAGTAAAAAAATCAACATTATTTTTACCACTATTTCTAACGCAAATATCTAGATTTCGTATAGCATTATCGAGATCTTTTCTCGCTAGTTTAATTAATGCTCTTGTGCAAAATTCGTAGTACTCCAAATTGTTTCTCTTGTAAACCGATGCTAGTCTTTCTAGTCTTTTGATAACCGTTTCTTGATTTGTCATTTTTGTTTAAGTTTAAATTAAGGGTGAGGAATATCCCCACCCTATAGTATTATTACTACACTTTCTCTAACGCTAACCAACCACACATAGTGTTGTATGCTCTAGCAGATATTGCTGCGTCCGTACCAAACAATAGGCTTTCTACCTTATCTTTTCTAGTGGTAGAATGATTAGTATACCTAGTTACTGCGTTAAACAATGCCCATAACGTCTCACCTTGTTCGTTAATAGATTGCTCTATGTCATTAGAGAATTGCTTCATATTGTTTTGTGTTCTTGTAGATACCTCTGACCTATTTTTGTTAGCATCTACCTTGAATACTGACATCACAATATCTTGTATATGATTCTTTTCAAATCTAACATTGGCTGCATTTTCGAATACCTCCAATTGATTATTCTCGTAGTTCATTGCTTGTTGGAACAACCGCATAGCTTCATCTAATCTTTGTTGTAGTGATGCTGAATGTCGAAACTTTGACAGAAATTTATTTGCCATTGCAAACGTATTCTCACAACACACTACTTGATTAGTACTGCCAAATCCAACCGAACCACTGCCATCGTGCTTGTTTGTGATAGTAATGTACCTATTCACATCGCTTTTCCCAATGTACTTGCTAGGTAGTTCTAGCTGAAGAAATACACCTGCTCCACTACCAATAGAACCACCACCTACATTGCCGTAGCTACCTAATGTAGAGGCATTGTCCCAAGGGTGGTGAAAGTTAGCGTTTGGATTAAAGTTACCATTCGCAGATTCTATTAGCATGTGTGCTGCATCTTTGTTTTGCAGAAATTCATACCGATTTCCAACGACACCAAGTATGGCATCGTTATCACTTCTTTCTACCGCATATTTATCAGGAATAATTGTTCCTTTTGCAGTGTACAATTCTTGCTTTGAGGCAGTCCAATTTAATCCCGTTGCCTCTAGTGTTTCAAATACTATTTCATTCTTATTCATAACGTTTTTGATGTAAGCCATCACCTATTTGTTTTAGTTTAAATTAGCTATTCAAGTATGTCATCAATTCTATATTGATTAACCTACCATTTATTTCTTGAAACTGAATGTCTTCTTTTTCAAACCATTCAGTCCAATAATAAATCTCCTCATTGTATGCCCATTCTAATAATTCTTGGTCATCAAATTTGTTTACATCTACATAAACACCATCTTCATCTTCAAACTCCCAATCTTTACTTCTTAACCATTCTAGCATATCTTTTTCGTACTTAACGTACATCATTCCATCATCAATGCAGTAACCTTCGTTCATTCCTTCAAGGGTTACATCGCATTGTCTTGCCCAATAAATTCCTTCTTCTTTCTTCTTCATAACTATTTGTTTTAGATTGAATTAATATAAATCTGATTTCTCTATTTAATTAAATTACATAAACTATAGATTCAATAGTAACAATTTTTGAATCTTCATCACCGCTTATACTCATGCTCATGTCTTCAAAATGGTTGCTAACACTACATGAATGTTGCTCGTTTAAGTTAAATATATTTGCCTCCGAAAACATAACTTCCTCCATCACCCATTCAAACATATCATCAAACGATGCTTTTTCGCTAAAGAAAATTGTTGTGGAATTTCCGTTTATAAATAATTGCTTCATAACTGTTTTTGTTTTAATTAATATTAGATAGTAGCACTACTGATTAAATAAACCTCTTTCGTATCAATACAAATAACCGCTTGAAAGTTCTCGCACTTTATGTGTTTACATAAGATGTAAGTTCCCGTTATTTCTCCGCTTGATACCAAGTCATTTTCATCTTGACAGTAAGTAAAATACTCTTCGTTTTGTAATTCTATTTTTTTCATTTCTATATTTTCATAAGCAATCATTTCAAATACCTCAGAATACACTTTAATACTCCCATCTTTACTTGTTATGTATTCAGGTTTAGCGGTAGAAGTAATAGCCGTTCTGTACTCATCGTTAAGTATCTTTCTGCTGTCTTCCGTCGCAAATATTATAGCAGATATTAAATTTGTTTTTAAATCATATCCGTTATAGAATGTTTGTTTTTCTTCTGTCAAAAGGTTCATTACTGTTGTACTTTTCATAACTATTTTTTTTTAGATTAGTAGCACTGCGAGAATCGAACTCGCATAAACCATTGGCGCTCTTTATTTTTAGTGATTATTAAATTAAGTTTAAATTGTACTTACTTTCTATTTCTCTTAATTCTTTTTCCTTGCAGTCGGTTCGAATTAATGCACCATACTCAATACCATTGTCTAAACAATACCTTCTTAAATTCTGACCATATTCGCAAGATATGACGTTAAATTCCGTTAACAACTTCTTTGCTTGTTCTTCGTACTGCTCACCATATCCATATTGAAACGACATTAAGTACTCTTTATCATCTACTTGAATTGTTCCTGAAAAGTAGCTGTTACCATTCATTTTGTCGAACCATTCCTTCGCTTGTATTTCTATTTTTGTAATCATAACTGTTTTTTGTTTTAGTAGGTAATATAATCATTATAACCATAGCTATGGTCGTATTTAATACTTGATGTCTTCACTATTTTATAGGTATACACATCGTACAAGAGGATATCGTCATAACACCCCCAAATCACTTCAGCTAGATTGTCCTTTATGTCAGATAGTTTAACTCTTGCATCACCTATTGTGTCAAATTCATCAAATTCAACTTGCCACATCTGACCATCTCTTTTTTTAATAATTGAACATTTCATAACTTTTTTTTATTAATTAATAATTGTTTTCACCAACAAAAGCCCGCACAGAAATTCCATGCGAGCCAGCCCCGTTGTATTGTCCTTGTCTCGTACATACTAACAGCTGTCATTCGGCTTAGTGCCTTATAGCTGCTAGTCAACAAGAAGAGTGTGACTCACCCAAGCGCAATGCCGCTTCTCAGCAGTAGTATGTAGCACCCCCATTTCTCAATGGCAAGACAATAGTAGTTTTTTGTTTATAACTGACAATACTTACTAACGACAATTTAACAACAATTTAACGTTTGTTAACATATTATGCTCTACAGCCTAGCAAACACGTTGACATCAATACAAGCTAATTAACAGACTCAATTAATCTCAATGACATATATATATAGTAGACAACGTAAACGCCTCTTAATAGCGCTGTAAATAGCTTATGTACACCCTATATACACTACACATAAGATATCTTAGTAACGCACAGTTAAGAGTGAATGTTTCTTTATCGGATTAAATGAAGTTGAAAAGAGGTGTGGAGGTTATGCAGTAGTTCACAATAGCTAACA